TGGCTTCGAGTATCTCATCGAAAGATTGAATAGGTCTCCAATGAGTGACATATCCAGTCTTGATGTAGGGGTATATCCATTTATTCACTTCTCGCATTGCCATTTCTTCAATACTACCATCAGCATATTTCACTTGACACATGCCTTTTGCTCGTTTGTTAGGTATTGCATCTTCTACGCTTATCCACGGTGATTGCTTTGCCTGCCATTCGACACCTTTTCTGAACATGTTTAGCATTGCTTGTTGCTGATATGCAAACTCACCTTTAACCACTATTGCATAGCTTGACATAAGCTCTTGCATTGCCGCTTCTTCTACCGTCTGTTTCATAATTATTTAGAATATTGTTGTTTCTTTGTACAAGTATCAGTACCTAATACACCAATCGGGCAATCATCACAATAAAATGTTTCGCTTCTATAATCTGCATCACATCCACATGGATGTTCACTAAGCTCCATAACTTTATCATTCAAAAGCTGTACATCTTCTTTGAGTTTATCTACCTCACTAATAGGGGTTAAAGCTCTATATTCTTGTTCTGTTAATATGTATTGCATAATTCCTTACTATTCAGTTATGAGCAAAAACCACCGGTTTCCGCTCGTGTTAATACTTCATGTGCAGAAATGGCTTCTTTTTGCACATGTTAATCTCAATTCATTTTCCTTTTTCTATTCCGCTCGCTCTGTACCTCTGCCATACACATCTTGCACCATGACGCTTTCAGATGGTATTCCTTACCGTTACGACGGGCTGTCCTATCGAAAAACCGAGATAACGGAAGCGCTCTACCACAGTGGGTGCACAGCTTCCGCTCCACTCCGTCAATCACCACCCGGTTACGTGGTTTCCTTCTAACAATTTCGCATGGTCCGCATTCGGACGCACCGTACCTCCTACAATATGCAAGTGAGTGCTTGCCGCACTTGGCGAAGGTGGTGCAATCCGAACGGGGAACTGTCTGGTGAATGTTCATATGCCTCTGTTTTATACGTCAAATAGACTTGTTTGAACTAAGGTTCCCTTCTTTGTTTTTATCTCTCCGAAGCATTCTGAACGAAATCTTTTTTCTTGAGATTCAAAATACTCTGTATCTATTTCTGTAGCATAAAAATCAAATCCCAATTTAAACGCAACAATCCGACTGCTTCCACTTCCTAAATGGGTATCGAGTATCTTATCTCCCGAATTGGCATATTTCTTGAAGACCCAGTGATATAATGCTTTAGGCTTTTGTGTTGGATGTATTTTTGTTTCTTTGTTTGCTCCTCCGGTATTGGATAAATGGATAATAGCTGCAGGACAATCAAATGAAGTCCATGCAAGTTCAAATTGGGAAAAATTCTCCCACGGTTGCATCTTGTCCCAACACAATATTCCCCGTGTAGGTGGAAGATGGAAATAATTCCCACCCCATATAATCTGATTTCGGCTTATTCTGAACAATTCTTCAAAGTATTCATCGGTAGGTTTGGATAAATCCCAATCACAAGACATTGTATTTAATGCTCTGTTTCTCAGCTTGCCTGCTCCTTGATTTAATCTTCCCTTTTTCAGCCGTTGCGCAACGCTTTCGCCATTGTAGCCACCATGTTTACGGTTCAAGTTGGTTCCCATTGTCATATTGGGTGCATTTATTCCATAAGGAGGATCTACTATAGCTAAATCAAAAAACTTGTCAGGAATATCCTTCATGTATTCCATACAATCCATATTGTACACCTCACTTATCGGCATGATTCAATCCTTTGGTTTCATTGTTTCTGCTTTTTCTTGCAAGTTCATCAATCATTCGCTGATACTCCAATTGTTCGATTTTCTTTTCAATCTCTATGTCCATGATTATTTACCGTTTGTTTCTTATTTGGATAAACCCTCGTTTTTCGCATTCCTTCAACAGTTCCATATCTTCATCCCTTATATCGCATGGCGTCTCATGATTAACACTCATGTAATCCGATATGCCAAACTTTTTGCATATATCATAGTAAAAGCGTCTTTGCCTGTCTCTTGTCGTCCAACATATTGTAAGTCTCATACTTTATTGTCAAATTTATGCTTTCGCCACTACTTACGTAAACTGATACTACATACACGATTTGCCGCTCGTTTCATGGCTTCTGCATCTCCACTTTCCACAAGCTTACGTTCACGTTCAAGATACTCGGCATAGGAAATTCTGTTGTTGCCACGTTCTTCTATCTCCTTTTGGCGTTGTATCCGGTATTGCTCACGCTCATAGCGTTCGATGTCGATACGGCGTTCCCTGATATAGTCAAGCATGGCACTTGTAATCTTCATCGGGTCTATAGCACCATAGAACCGTCCATATTTACCTGACTTAAACCGTGCAATAAAAAAGCATATCTCAGCCGCATTAAGGTAATAATACTCAGAAATAAATATCTCTGCCAACTCATTAAGCTGCTCCCTGGCAATCTTGGTAGATACCTCTGCAAAGTCATTAAGTGTGCCGAATTGGATTTTCAACCATTCCAAAGGGGTTTCATCTCCATAAGTCGAAGCCAATAGCCCTAATGTAGGTATGGAGGAATTCATGGCTAAATCAGAGAGGGTCGCCTTGCATCTGACAATTTTGAACTGCAAATCGGGATTGTAATCAAGAATGAATTGTGCTGGGTCAGGATATTTATTCAATAACGCCCTCTGCTTCAAGTTCTTTTCTTTTTTTTGCGGCAGCTTCTCTGACGGTTGTAGCGACTGCAAGAACTGAATCACGTTTTCGCTGCTCGCTATCCTGTTGATTTTTACTAAGTCTTGTCCCATTATAGTTTCCTTCCAATATTTTAGTAAAGTTTGCTTGTTTGAAAATCCAATCAAAGTCACATTTCCAATTGCGGTCATTAGCTCCCAGCAGGAACGGGGATTGAAGAATGAGATTGAAAACAGTCCTCACTGACTCTTTTCCATATTGGGCTATCCGGGCTTTTACAGCCTTTTTTCTCACATCGGTCATTGATTTTATCTGCTGGAGTCTATCTTTGAATGTGGAATTATAGTATTCCATCAATCCGCTGTAATCAATCTTTTCAGAAAGAGAGGGCGAAGAAAGCTTGTCTTTCTTTGATACTCCATCAGGAGTATTTTCTTTCTTTTGCTGGGAAGATATATCTATATACTCTCTTTCTTCTTCTTTCTTTGTATTTGTGCCCTCCGTGTGCCCTGATTTTTGCAAAAGTTCGGATTGCGGCAGATTGTTGTTCACAGACTGTGCCCCAAGTTGTGCCCTTAGCTGTGCCCATTCGGACTGTAATTCTTTGATTTTCTTTTCAATATCTGTGCCCTTGCATGTGCCCTTACTTGTGCCCATTGGATTATATTCTTCATATTTACATAGGGTTATAAGGTTCATTCCCTGATTGCACTCAACAGTTATCATACCTTTTTTCTTAAGATGCACAAGAAAGGAACGCACTTTCTTTTCAGACCATTTCCAGCGTTGAGATAAAAATCTTATGGATGCAGGATATTGACCTCTTGAATAAGAGATTTCTCGACCTCCGATACTCTCCTTTCGGGGCGTTGCCTCAAATCGTGCAGACTGGATTAAGTCTAACCACGCTTCACAACTGCTAAAAGTACGGGCTTCATTCCACATTTCATTCGAGAAAAACCTGCGGCTTAGCCTCAAAAATCCTTCGTCCATAATTTTAGAATCTCACGTTTGTTAATTGCCTTCCTTTCGAGTAAACTGCCCATTTCCCATTTCCGCTATCAAACAACCGTAAGTCCGACACCTCTCCGAAACGTTTGATATTACCACATAAATCCACAATCCAGCCACATTCTTTGGAAGGATGTGGGCGGATGGCACGACCGACTATCTGATACCACATAGCAAGTGACATTGTAGGACGTGCCATAACGACTGTATCAAGTTCCGGATAGTCAAAGCCGGTGGTTAATACCCCGACATTCGCCACTACCGAAATTTCACCAGCCTTGAACGCTTCAAGTATCCTTTCGCGCTCACCTTTTGGGGTGTCACCCGAAACGATTGCGGCTCCGGGTATAGACCAGGTAAGCCGCTCCGCTTCTTTCAGAAAACGGGTAAATACCAAAATACCTTTCCGTTTTCCTCCGGCTTTGGGATTCATCAGCCTTTGGACAATATGAATGAGATAGCCGTAAAAGTCTATCCGTTCATATTCTCTCTGAACTGACCTATCCGTGTAGTCGGCACCAGTGGTATTTACTTTCAAATTGAGTTCGTTCCATCCCGAAGGATTCATTGGATAATAATTTAGTTTTGCTAAATATCCCAAATCTAATAGGGTTGATACCTGTACATGGTAAATGACCTCTGAAAAGACATGAGGCTTTGTCCGGGTGATGAATTTCAGCATAGAGCCGAAATCACGGCTAGAGCTTAAACGGTATGGTGTTGCAGTCAAGCCAAGAACCTTGCACTTTACCGCATCAAAGAAATCCTTGTACATTCCCTCTTTAGGGTTTACAAGGTGGCATTCATCAACAATGATGTTCTTGAAGTGGGTAAACAGCTCAGGATGATTCTTCACACTGCCGATGGTGGCAAATGTTATCCGGCTTATTTCTTTTGAGTTAAAGGATGCTGAATAGATACTGCAATCAAGAATACCGTATGAACAGAGTTTCTTGAAATTCTGTTCGAGTATTTCCTTCGAGGGCTGGAACACCAAGGTATGACCGTCAAGCCTTGCGGCTATATCCGCTATGATAAGCGACTTTCCGCTGCCCGTAGGTAACACCATAATGGCATTTGTTTTCTTCGCCTTATTGTTAAAGAAAGAAACGGCAGCATCAGAGGCTTTCTGTTGATAATCTCGTAATACATAACTCATAAACCTTTCTCCTTTCGTAACTTCTTATTAAGTGCTTTGTAATACTTGATTAGCTGTTCGTACTCAAAATCAGTCATTTTGGAAGTGCTGGCAGCTTTCACTTTTAGCAAATCAAATTTCTGTTGACCGATTTTAGCAATTAGATTCACCCGATAGCCTTCCAAATGATCAGCTTTGAATCTGTTGCAGTGTCGGCATTCGGCATGGCAATTATTCTCATCAAACCGTGTTGCCAAATGTGTACGACTGAAATAGTGCCCGCAGTCCGCTTGTGTAAGCGGCTTTATCTGTCCACATGATATACATCGGAAGGAACCGTTTGGCATACAATCACGAAGCCGGATGAAAAGGGAAAACTCCTTGTCGAGTTTAGCTTTCAAATCCGGCTTCTTCTTTACTGTTACCCCTGCTTTATCAAACAAGGGTAAAGGCTTGTCTTTCTTCTTAGCCTTTTTCTTTATGTAGTACATACTTTCTGATTTACCTAATTAAAAGCCCCGAAGCGTATTCTCCGGGGCACAACCATTATTTAAGACCCGTGCCATTTATGTGTGGCTCACATTTATGAGGGGCGTGACAGAATCGAACTGCCCTCCTCTACAATGCTGCGCATTACATTAGTCACACCAGCCAAACGCCCCATATTCACCTGCCCAATCTTCACAGACCGAGCAGGCAGGTTAACAAAGTTATTCCATATAAGCCATTGAAAACTCTTTCGGAATAAAACGCCCGACCGGGATAGGTTTAGCAGATTCAATGGCTGTATGGATTTCCCTCTTTCTGAACTCATGTCCCTTTTCTTTGGCTTGTTTCTCACATTCTTCCTCTTTGTTTTTGAGATAGTGGGTAATAAGCATCATCGCTCTGTCAACGTTGAAGGTGTTCACGACAAAAGTCTGAACTCTCTCGTCTTCATTCTCCCCATCCGTGAATGTGATTTTCGTCTCAATCTGGTAGAATTTCTTTTCATTCGGTTTAGATTCTTCGTCACTATCTTCCATCTCATCGTCCATTTTGTCAACGTATTCTGCCATAGTGATTTCATTTTTGAGATAGGCAAGCGAAGCATCGTCAACCTTACGTTCTTTCAAGTTGTCAGTAAGAATCACGCAGGAATCGAACTCCTTTATCATTGTCAAGGTGAACCCGAACATATAGTTTAGTTCGATGTAATCTTTCAAGATACTACAAGTATTCTCCAATCCGGTGGCATACAGCAGGAACTTATGTTTCTTGTCACCTATTTGCGCTTGAGCGATGTACGGATATAAAACGCTGTTCTCATTCTCGAACGCCAAACGGTTCTGGTTGCTGACTTCCACTTCCTTGATACCGTCTGCTTCCATACTGAAACGAATTTTCGCCAAAGTGTCTTGGTCTATCAGCGTGCCACGGTCAAAAAGAATTTCATTCCGTTCGATGGTTACTGTTTCACCTGTATCTTCATCAATGAAAGATTCCTCCCATGTTTTGAGGACACGTTTTGCAAGGTACATGTTGAGCATCTTTTTCGGGTCAGATGTCACATACCTGATTTCTGTTTTTCTTGTTTCTATCATAACTAAATAAATTCTTGATTTCTTTGTATTTCCTGCTGTTCCTCAAATTTCCAACAATATCCACCTGCTGTTTTTCTTTTGTTGTTACAACATTGTGAGATATTTTGAAAATTTATGCCGGTATCTCTACAAGCGTCCATTAATGTCAAATGTCGCTTTATAAAAGCTCCATTCTTATCTAATTGAATAACTACTTTACCTTGAGATACGGCCCTTCTTCTTTGGGCAGTACCATAACTCAAATTATAAGCGTGAGTACACCATTCCAAATTAGACAAGCTGTTATTGCTTTTGTTTTCATCTTTATGATTTACAACTGAATACCTATGAGGATTGGGTAAAAAAGCCTCTGCTACTAAACGATGAATGTTAAGTGTATGTGAGCGTCCGCCTTTGAATAGGTTTACACATTTATATCCACATCTATCTTGTAGTTTAAGGATATGCGGCTTTTTCTTCATTAATTCACCATTTTGTAGTCTTACGTAACTGCATATAGATTTAATTCTACCCCTGTCTGATACTTGATATAAACCTTCATATCCGACAACATCTTTCCATATTTCTGCCATTATAAATAATCTTTATTTCGTCCAATCTCTATTTCCATTAGTTGAATCAATCTATCTTCATCAGCAGAAGGTAAATATATTCCGCATTCAGCACTTGCCCAATTACGAAAACGGGTAATACTTGTACTCATTTCTGCACTATCTAAATCAGCAGAGCTGCGCAATATCTTTATCCGTCCCAAATACTTGTCGTCTCTCTCACGAATGAAAATGGATGGATTAACAAGCTTTTTATAATACTGTTGCTTCACCCACTCCAACGTGTTTCCGGTCTCACACGCAAAGTAACCTAAAATCACATGCAAATATTTATTGCTTTGCAGGCTTCTTTTAGGCTTTTTCTCTGTGAGTTCTACAACCTTACCGCTTTCTGCGAGCTTTGCAGAACGAGCCTTAAATTGCTCTTTCTGCAAAGGGTTTGAAGTATCGTAAAGGGACATACGCTAAAAAGGCAAATCATCCTTTACATTGCCATTAGCATCAACCGGAGGCGGGAAATTCTGCGGCTGTTGCTGATAAGTCGGCTGAGGTGTAGGTTGTTGTATCGATGTTGTCTGTTGGGATTGAGATACACCGCCACGCGCTTCTATTTTATAGCATCGAATGGATACCATACGTTTGAATTCTCCGTCTTGATTCGTCCAAGAACGCCCTTGTAAGACAAATGATACAGTAACAACATCACCCTGATTAAAGCGGTCAAGTTCTGTACACTTGTCACCCGAAAACTCTAAGGGAATAATGTTCTCATACTCGCTACGCTCTCCCGTATAAGGGTCGTAAGTGGTAGCATCTAAAATAAACTCCCGTTTTGTAAATGAGGAACCACCGTTTTTGGATGGTATTTGAACGGTTTGTCCGATTTCGATTATCCGTCCGGTTATTTGGTTTGCCATTAATTTTCTCCTCCAAAAATCTTTTTATCGGTTATAAGTTCTCTGTTTTCTTCCAAAAACCGGATAAATTCCTCACAATGATTAGTGAGAATAGGAATATCACGTTCTGGATTGAAAACGTATGTTTCTGTATAGGTATCTACCACAAAACCGCCTTTATTGAACTCTACAATGTTGTACTCAAATATCCGTACATCCGAACCGTTCTTCATCAAAGCGTAAGGATAAACCAAATGTTGATGGTGGTCTTTGAACTTCCCTACGGTATAGCTTCCAGTTGTTTTGATGTCGTGGATGCTGGCCGGCATCAGCTCGTCAATCACCCCATAAACCAAAACATTGCCGTATGCGGTTGAAAGAATCGCTTCTACCCTTTGTTGGGTCAATGCTCCTTTGAAGTAACCGGCGAACTCTCGGCAAAGTGAGATTGGGAAAGTAAAAACACGATTATTATAGGTAACTCTCAAACCTATAACCTCGTTGGTCTGAACCTCATCGTAATACAAAGGTTTACCTGTTTCGTCACAAGCTCCTTCGCGTATTGCCTTATATACCTTTTCAACCTGCACCGTTTCGGATTTCCGATTTTCAACCATACAGTCAATAACCTCATTAAAGGCTGTTCCCTTGTCTGCCGCTTCGCTGTCGAATGGCCTGCGGTTAATCCGGTCTATCAGTTCTTGAAACTGCTTCTGCCGAAACTCTTCTTCCGTATATGGTGGATTCTCACTCCACCCATAATAACGCTCATATATGACATCGCTATTAAGGTAATTGAAGTAAGAATCCAACAATGTTGCATATATACGATAGTTAGGCTGCATCTGAGTAGATTTTAGTTTCCTTATTGAATACCAGTCCCAAAGCCTTTACCTTTGCAGCAAACAAACTTCTCGCCATCATCAAAGAACTACCAACGTGTTCAAACTCATTGATATGTGAAGCGAACTCATTAGCGGAGTTGGCATCGGTGATAAATTCAATGCTTTCTTTTATTTCTTCTATCACCTTGTCATACTTTTCCTGCGCTTCCTTCTTGGCAGCAAGCATACCCAAATACGAATTGATTATCTTGGCGGTGATAAAGTCGTTCTTTGCGGTTGGATTACCATTCTTGTCAAGGATGGTAGGAACTTCCATCACTGAAGGAAGATTGCATGTATTCTTACCGTCATTTCTTGAAGTCGGGTCAAAAGTTATAGTGCGTCTTTGAACACCTCTTTCGCTTTTCATTTCAAGATAGCCGAGCAAATCCAGTTCGGTAACGATGGAGTTGTAGGACTTTTCACGCAAGGCAGGGATAAACACGGTATCATCACCTTCTTTCCGTGTGTCGCGATGGGCAACGAAAATGATGTGCTTGTTAAGCCCCGAAAGTGTTCGTGTCATCCATGAAAACTCCGCATTGATACCACTCCAATCCCTGATAGACGGTTGGCGGCTGCCACATTTATAAGTAATGATGAAATCCATCATCTTACCGATAGTATCAACTACAATGGTCTGATAAGCAGACAAATCCTCCTGCAAGACCTGTTGAACATCACTCCATGAAGTGACCTGTACGGTATCTATGTTTTCCAAATGCGCCATATTCATACGCTTAACGCCATTATCGAAATCCAATAATAACGGTTTCGGTGCGCTCAATGCCACTGTTGATTTTCCCATACCAGCTTGGCCGTAAATCATCATTTTCACTGTGGTAGGGATTACTAATTCATTTGATTTTTTGATAAGACTCATAATAGTAAAATTTAAAGGGTTAATTATTCTCTTTCTGTAGAATAGCATCTACATCACTTTTTCGGTACAATCTCTTACCTCCTATTTCCAACCTGCACAAATATCCAATTTTATGCCATCTCCATAAGGTTGACTTATCGGTATGTAGAATCTGACTTGCCTCTTTAATGGTTAAGTAGTCCTCTTCCGGTCTGATGAAAGAGTCCCTAATACTTCTCACAGTCTTTTTTACAAGATGTTCTGCGAACTCTTTCAAATCAGTGGACTTTATTGTCAAAGTAACATTGGCACCACTATTTAAAATATCCTCCATGTTCATTCTCTTACCCTTTCTATATGTTCAATTCTAAATCTTCGTAACCTCCTCATATCACCTTGTTCGTGGTAAAGTGACAAAGAAAATATACACAGTAAGCAACATGCGACGGACACACGGACTATAGGCGAAAAATCCATCGTGAGCCTCACACCGGCTATCCGTTCATAAAGCATTGTTGCAAGTTCTCTCCCATTCCGTACATGCAATATTTCAAAAGCCTTTTGCAATTGGTTATTAATCGTGCTAACCGCCCGGCATTTAAAATTGGCGATTTCCTTTTTCTCATACCCTTGTGCATACATCCGTGCTGTAATCTCGCATTCAGGGGTGAGTTCTGTGAATACCCGTTCCATAATCGTGTGAGTTAGATGACTATGACTCCCTTTTTACAACGACAATACCTTTTTTCGGATAAGACTTTGAAGCCCATTTTTTACCCTCAAGAAGATGCTTGGCATTTAGAAGTGATACGTTGTTGCGGATTGTCTCAAGTGAAGATATAGGCAGCTCTATCGTGGCTCCTCTCTTCATGTTTCTCATTTTCTCTTTACTTTCTACTTTTTCCATAAATGTTATATTAGAATGATTGGTGGGCGTTGACGGACTCGAACCGCCAGTCTCCTCCAATGAGGTGTGTTAACCATTACACCGAACGCCCCAATAAGAAAGGTGCGCTATCTTCACAGACGGCACACCCAGTACAAACACAAAATAAAACACGACAAAACAGTTTATACTAACACTTTTTACGCAACTCCATACCGGTTATCACTGCGAGTATAACAGACAAAATAAATATTGTGGATGTCAATACAATCCCCGCCATGTATAGAGGACCATCCTTTATTATGGAATTGCATAACATCATTGTCATACACAGCAGTACAAGCAACGAAAAAGAGAACATAATTATCTTCATAACATCGTCATTGCAACCAGTTCATCGCTATAGAATTCTACAAAATCGTGCTTTCCGAACTCTACCATTACTTTATCCCCATTGATGGCGCAAATCGCCCCAATCTTGCTTTCCCATCCGGGATGTTTACACTTAACCGGCATACCTATATATGGCATACGTGATTTATACATACTTTTTCCCATAATCGTGTGATTTTAAATTTTACCGCCCGTACAAGGATGAGGTAAAGCGGTGCGCACTTCGCTTTGCCCGTGGCTTTTAGTACGGTAGTAGCACTAACCTTTGCTGCGGTTGTGCACCCTACCCGATTCTCGCTATCGGATGCCAGTCTTTAGCTGTCAATAGGGCTGTCGTGCGTGATA